AGAGCGTGTATTGAAGCCTCGTATTTCGCAGCTGGCCTCCAGCATCGATGCTGACGTTGCTAACGCATACAAAAACATCGGTAACTCGGTCGGCACACCTGGCACCACCCCATCAACTTCGCTCGTTCTGTTGCAAGCTCAGCAGAAGCTGAACGAAAACGCTGCTGTGATGGCGCCACGCTACGCAACCGTTAACCCAGCCGCTAACGCTGGTCTGGTTGAAGGCATGAAAGGTCTGTTCAACCCAACCGACACCATCAGCCGTCAGTTCAAGAATGGCATGATGGGCATGGGCGTGCTCGGCTTCGACGAAGTCAACATGTCTCAGTCGATCAAGCAGCACACCAACGGTGACTGGGGTACTTCGATCACCGTGACTTCAACTGTTACGACCGAAGGTCAGTCCACTCTGCCAATCAGCTTTACCGGCTCGAGCAAGACTTGGAACGTTGGCGACGTGTTCACCATCGCTGGCGTGTTTGCTGTCAACCCACAAACCCGTGAGTCGACTGGTTCGCTGCAACAGTTCACCGTAACTGCTGCTGCTACCGGTTCGTCGACTGCAACCCTGTCGATCTTCCCAGCGCTGTACTCGGCAAGCCAAGCACTGGCTACCGTGACCACGCTGCCTGCAGCAAGCGCTGTAGTCACTATGTTGGGTTCGGCTGCTACTGCCTACCCACAGAACTTGGTCTATCACAAGGATGCGATCACCTTCGCAACCGCCGACCTGTTGATGCCACAAGGCGTGGACATGGCTTCTCGCCAAGTTCACAACGGTATTTCGATGCGTGTTGTTCGTCAGTACGACATCAACAACGACCGTCTGCCTTGCCGTATCGACGTTCTGTACGGCTACAGCACCATCCGTCCACAAATGGCTTGCCGCCTCTGGGGCTAAGCACTGGTGGGGGCTTCGGCCCCCATTGACGACTCTATTTGAAAGGAATTCATCATGGCTCTTCCTAACGGCGCAGGCGGCTATCAGATTGGTGATGGCAACCTCAACGAAACCAATTTTCAAGTTATCCCAGTACCGGCAACGGCTACTGCAACCGCAACGCTGACCGCAGCGCAAGTGCTTAACGGCATTCTGCTCGGCAGCCCAGGCGCATCGGCTGCCAGCTACACGCTGCCAACCGTAGCTGATCTGGAAGCTGCACTGCCTAACTCCGACAAGCCAGGCGTTTCGTTTGACTTCTCGGTAGTTAACGTTGACGGCTCCAGCTCAGGTGTGATCACACTGGTAACCAACACTGGTTGGACACTGGTTGGTCTGATGACCGTTGTTGCAACTGCTGGCACGGCGCAAATCTTCCGTGCTCGCAAGAGCGGCGTTGGTACTTGGACTCTGTACCGCATCGGCTAAAACCTCGGGGGCTTCGGCCCCCGTTATTTAAAGGATAGATCATGCCTAACACTAAAGCTGTTGGTGTTGCGTACTCAGATCCAGAGTTTGAAAGCGTATCGGTTACCGGTGCAATTACTGCCCCGACCATTACGTCTACTGCTACCACAAGTGCAGTCGTCGCTAATGCAACCGCTGGCTTGTATTTTCTGACTACCGCAATTACCGCTAACTCCACCACTACTTCCGCACCTAAAGGTTCAATCGGCACCACCAGCAACGCAACAGGCGCTGGCAAGCTGTTTGTGTCTGACGGCACGAAGTGGCAATTTGCTGTTGTTGCTTAAAAAATAGGGGCTTCGGCCCCTATACACCCTATGACAATTTATCTCCGACACCCGGTTCACGGATCCAAAGTAGCCACAATGGCGATGGAAGCCGAATTTGATGAACAAAACGGATGGGAACGGTATAATCCCGACACGCCTTCGGCTCTCGAAGAAGCGGCGCCAGTCAACGAGCTGGAACCCAAACGTCGTCGTAGCCGCCCACCTGTAGAGGTAGCAGCGGCAGAATAAGGAGCTTGAATGGCAACCGCCTTCGACCAGATTAAAGCGGCCCTCCGGCTTATCGGCCAGCTGGCTGAAGGTGAAGAGCCTTCCCCGCAAGCAGCGCAAGATGCGCTGACCGCCATGAATCAGATGATTGATTCGTGGAATACCGAGCGTTTGGCCGTCTTCTGTACGGAAGATCAGGTGTTTAACTGGCCAACCGATACGATTACCCGCACGTTAGGGCCGACCGGCAACTTTGTCGGCAATCGTCCGATTCTGATTGACGATGCGACGTATTTCCGTGACCCGCAGACCAACGTCTCGTACGGCATTAAGCTGATCAACCAGCAGCAGTACGATGGCATTGCGGTTAAGACCGTGACCAGCACGTATCCGCAGGTCATGTTCGTCAACAATACGTTCCCCAACATCACGATGACCATCTATCCAAAGCCTACGCGGCTTTTGGAATGGCATTTTGTGTCGGTGCAGCAGCTGGATAAGCCAGCTACGCTCAACACCGTATTATCCTTCCCGCCGGGCTACCTGCGGGCGTTTAAGTACAACTTGGCGATGGAGATTGCCAACGAGTTTGGTGTTGAGCCCATGCCGCAGGTAACGCGGATCGCAATGACATCTAAGCGGAATCTGAAGCGCATCAACAACCCAGATGACGTGATGTCCATGCCGTACTCGCTGGTTGCAACCCACCAGCGTTACAACATCTACGCAGGTAACTTCTGATGGAGGTTACTTTTCGTTCTCGCTGGTTTGAGTTCAACGCGCGCACTAAACGCATGTACTCGCCCGCGCTCGAAATCTTTTTGCCGCCCCAGTTAGCCGCCCGGTTTGGCGATTGGCTTTGGTCTACTGGCAAAGGTTTACGTAAGTTAGGTGCAGAGTGAAGACGCCCATCTTAGGCCAATCGTACGTCGCGCGCAGCTTGAACGCTGCGGCGGCGCGTATGGTCAACCTGTACCCAGAAATTACCCCGTCGCCAGAAGGCAACGAGCCTGCGTACCTGAACCGCGCGCCAGGCTTGCGCCGATTGGCCACCGTCGGTACGGGCCCAATCCGTGGCCTGTGGTCGTACGGCGGCTATGGCTACGTGGTGTCGGGCTCTCGGCTGTATCGGGTTGACACCAACTGGACGGTTACCCAGATCGGCGGCGTGTCGGGCACTGGGCCTGTGTCGATGGTTGACAACGGCACGCAGCTCTTCATCGCGGCAAACCCTGAAGGGTTTATCTACGACGCGTCAACCGAAGAGTACGCCGAGATCACGGACGTAGACTTTCCCGGCGCGGTAACAGTCGGCTATTTGGATGGCTACTTTATCTTCCAAGAGCCTAACTCCCAGAAGTTTTGGGTGTCTGAGCTGCTGGATGGCACGCAGCTTGACCCGCTGAGCTTTGCCAGCGCCGAAGGTATGCCGGACAACTTGGTGTCGCTGTTTGTCGACCACCGCGAGGTGTGGCTGTTTGGCACCCAGTCGGTTGAGGTCTGGTACAACGCAGGCACCTCACCCTTCCCGTTGGCTCGCATCCAAGGTGCCGTCAACGAGCTAGGCTGCGCAGCTACTTACTCGGTTGCCAAGATGGACAACTCGCTGTTTTGGCTTGGGTCTGACGCCCGTGGTCAAGGCGTGGTGTTCCGTGCTCAAGGCTATACAGGCCAGCGTGTCTCGACCCATGCGGTCGAATTCGCTATCCAGAGCTACGGCTCCATCTCGGACGCCATTGGTTTTACCTATCAGCAAGACGGCCATGCCTTTTACGTGCTGAGCTTTCCAAGCGCCCAACGCACTTGGGTGTTTGACGTAGCTACCGGCGCATGGCATGAGCGTGCAGGCTTTGCCAACGGTGACTTTATTCGCCACCGTGCCAACTGCCAGATGTTCTACAACAACGAGGTCGTCGTTGGGGACTTCCAGAACGGCAAGATTTACGCGTACGACTTGGACGTGTTTGCTGACGACAACCTGCCACAGAAGTGGCTGCGGTCGTGGCGGGCACTGCCCACCGGCCAGAACAACCTAAAGCGTACCGCTCAGCACACGCTGCAGCTCGAGTGCGAGACAGGTGTCGGTCTGATCACCGGCCAAGGCAACGACCCGCAGGTCATCATGCGCTGGTCAGATGACGGTGGCCACACCTGGTCAAACGAGCATTGGACGGGCATGGGCAAGATCGGCAACTACGGCTACCGTGCCTTCTGGCGGCGGCTGGGCATGACCGACAAGTTGCGTGACCGCGTGTACGAGGTGTCCGGCACCGACCCCGTCAAGATCGCCATCATGGGTGCCGAGTTAGTGTTGACCGGCACCAATGCCTAACGCCGATAACGAACCGCAGATACCCAAGAACCAGTCGCCGATTACCGACGACCGGACGGGGATGGTGTCGCGTGACTGGTATCGGTTCTTCCTAAACCTGCTGAACAAAGCCAATACAGGCGGCGGTTCTGGCACGGTCACTTCGGTCAATGTCTCCGGCGGCACGACAGGCCTGACGACTTCAGGCGGCCCTGTCACAACATCAGGCACCATCACGCTGGCAGGCACGCTGGATGTCGATAACGGTGGCACAGGCCAGACTACGGCAGCAGCCGCTATTACCGCGCTAACAGGCACGCAGACGTCAGGCTACTACCTGCGCTCAAACGGCACCAACGCGGCTTTGAGCGCCATTCAGGTTGCCGACGTGCCAACGCTTAACCAAAACACAACCGGCCAAGCAGGCAGTGTAGCCAATGCGTTGACTTCTGGCACCGGCATCTCGTACAGCGTCGGCACAACCTATGACGGCTCGGTGGCGGTCACGATTGATAATTCGGCGCCAGATCAGGTGGTGTCGCTGACCGGCGGCACAGGCATCAGCACCTCGGGCACGTACCCTAGCTTTACCATTACAAATACGGCGCCTGATCAAGTGGTGTCACTTACTGGTGGCACAGGTATTAGCACGTCAGGCACTTACCCCAGCTTTACCGTAACTAATACCGCACCAGACCAAGTCGTTTCCATAGCGGCTGGCACGGGTATGAGCGTGACAGGCACATACCCCAGCTTTACCGTCACCAACACCGCACCCGACCAGATCGTATCGCTGACAGGCGCAGGTACGACCAGCGTTACCGGCACGTACCCAAACTTCACCATCACCTCCAATGATCAGTACGTCGGTACGGTGACCAGCGTCTCTGGCACCGGTACGGTCAACGGCATCAGCCTGTCGGGCACGGTGACATCCAGCGGCAGCCTGACACTCGGTGGCACGCTGACTGGGGTTGACCTGACTACCCAAGTGACGGGTACGCTGCCGATTGCTAACGGCGGTACAGGCCAGACAACTGCCAGCGCAGCCTTTAATGCCTTGTCGCCAGTCACCAGCACGGGCGATCTGATCATTGGCAACGGTGCCAACAGCTCGACCCGCCTGCCGATTGGGGCGAACAACTACGTTCTGACCTCGAATGGCACGACGCAGCACAGGTGAATTAACATCTGAGCATTTCATAGCGGGCAATGGCATATTTGTCAATAATCTAACGATTGATGTCAGCTATACCATTGCAGCAGGTACGTCGGGCATGTCAGCCGGGCCGGTTACGGTGGCGAGCGGCACGACGGTGACAGTAGCCAGCGGCTCACGATGGGTGGTGATGTGAACGCAATTGAACTATTTAACCCTGACAGCACGGCGGTGGTTTCGCCGGAAGTGATGCGGCAAAAGGTGGTTGCGTTGCAAGACGAGCTGCTGCAAATGCCGCAGGCCGATATTGTGACCACCCACACGTTTTTGCCCGGCGTGTACGAACGGAAGATTACGGTGCCGCCGTGGACAGTTTTGACGGGCGCAGCGCACAAAACGGACTACCGCGTACGACTGGAAAAAGGCACAATCGCAGTTAATGTCGGTACGGAAGTTAAAGTATTGACAGCACCGTGCGAGTTTGACGCCAAGGCAGGTGAGCAGCGCGCCGGGCGAGTGTTTGAAGAAGAAGTGGTGTGGGTTGACGTGTACGACAACCCTGACGACTGCCAAGAGTTAAGTGTCATCGAAGATCGGCTTTATGTAGTGCCGGAATGCGGGTTAGGTGACACACGCAGACGGTTGGCAATCGAATCAGCGCAAACGGACTACCAGCTGTTTTTAGAGCAGTTAGGGGTAGACCAAGACACGATGGACGCTATAGTAACCATCGAAAGCGATTTGATTGATATGCCAGAAGGGCATGACGTAGAGCTGAAAGAGTCGCCAGTACATGGGCTCGGGATGTTTGCGACAAGGCACTTTTTTGCAGGCGAAGTTATCTGCCCAGGCCGGTTAGATGGAAAGCGTACTCCGGCAGGACGTTACATTAACCATTCGCAAGACGCTAACGTAATGCCGTACAAGTTTGGTGATGATTTATATGTAATTGCCTTAAAAGATGTGGGTGTTGGTAATGAACTTTTTATTGATTACCGGGACGCTATGAGCATTAATTTTGGCTTTTACTTATTAGGAGAGACAGTATGTCAGGCTTCATAGCAGGCAGCGTAATTAGCGGCGGTGCATCTTATCTAGGCGCAAGAGAGCAGGCAAAATCTACTGACCGCGCGACTGAAGAACAACGGCGCCAATTCGAACGTCAAGTTGCGCTGCAAGAGCCGTTTCGTCAAGTAGGCGTTAACGCGCTACCCGAACTGGTTGCTGCTTCTCGTTACGAGCCCTTTACAATGGAGAAATTTCAGCGTGACCCAGGCTACGGATGCCGGCTGAAAGAAGGTTTACGCGCAATAGAGAACAGCGCGTTAGCTAGCGGTATGGGTCAGTCGGGTGCCACTTTGCGAGGCCTTACTCGGTACGGTCAAGAGCTAGGATCGGATGAGTTTACCAATGCGTTCAACCGCTATCAGGCTGAACGTAACGCGCGACTTAATCCGTTGCAAAGTTTGGCAGGCATGGGGCAAACAACTTCGCAAAATATTGCTGGGGCTGCGGGGCGTTTAGGTGAAAACATTGGGTCTAATTTGATCCAAGGCGGTGTGGCGCGCGCGTCAGGTTATGCGGGCATAGCAAATGCGGCTAATGCGGGGCTATCAAATTATCTGGCGTACCAACAAAACCAAGCGAGAAATAGACTAGATCAACAGTATATTGACACGCTCCGAAGCCGAGCCAACACATATTCAGACGCTGTGTAAGGCGTATTAAAGGATAGTTATGGCACAAGTTGACCCTAACATTGCACTGAGCATTCGACAGGTTCAAATTCCGCTTGAAGAAAGCCCGCTTAACCGTATGCGTGGGTATGCGGAGTATGAGAATGCGCTTTTGAAATCGCAAGAGATGCAGCGCGGTATACAGCAGCGTAATGCGCTGGCAAAAATTCACGCTGACCCCAGCGTAAAAGTTGGCTCGCCTGAATATCTTAACTTAGTACAGCAACGAGCGCCTGATTTGTTTGAAGCTGTAATGACGCGTGGGCAGAAGCGCGCAGAGTTGGAAGAAAAAATAGAAGCTAACAAGTTTAAAAACTTTACGAACACGTTTAGCTCGTTTAAGACGTTAGTGCCGAGTATCCAAAACGAATACGACGTCGTCGAATACACGACCGCAGCGTACAACAACCCTGACTTAAAACCCTATCTTGAGGCTATTCGCCCGCTTGAACGCGCAATTGAAGTTAACACGCAAGAGTTTTACCGCGACCCAGAAAACTGGCGTATGCAAGCAATGGCGGCCAACCCGAAAGAGTTGTTCGACATGATAAAAGAGCGCCGCGAAGCAAACAAACCTATATCGGTTGCCCCAGGCGGTGTGCTTGTGTCGCCTACCGGCGAAGAATTGTTCCGCGCACCTGCGAGAGAAAACGAAAGCGACCTAGCACGTTTGCAGCGCGAACGGCAAGACATAGCCGCTAAAGATCCTAACGATCCTCGGCTAACGCAATATGATGCGCGTATTTCAAAGCTGGTCAATCCTGCAGAACACCTGTCTGATTTGGCGCGTAAGCAGGATGAGTTGGTCAGGCTAGAAGAGGCTTTGGCTCAAGACCCCAAAAACCCGAAACTGATACAGCGCATTAAAGAGTACAAAGCAGACATTCGCAAGGATACCGAATGGAAGCCGTCGGTAGTGGTTACAACCCCGACGTTATCTAAAGATGCGTTGGACATGGCTGCGGATCGTTTCTTGACTGATGGAACGCTACCTACGGTGAGCAGACCTAACCGCGACGCCATCGTAGACCGCGCTGCGGCTCTAGCTAAAGAAAAAGGTATTAACCCCGACCGCGTTGACCAGCTGGCCAACAAAGCTAACACTTCTGCGTTAACGCAGCTGACCAAACAAGAAACAATGGTCGGCGCGTTTGAGAAAAACTTTATCAAGAACGTCGATATTGTTGATCGATTAAGCAAAAAGACCGATAACACAGGTGTGCCTTTACTGCAAAAATGGATTAACGAAGGAAAACGCGCTACGTCCGGCGATCCTAATTTAGCGGGGTTAGCGGTAGCTATTAAAGCGGTGCAAAACGAATACGGCAAAATTGTGTCGGGCAGTATGGGTAATACGGCGGTTGCAGTATCTGAAATTAAGCGCATGGAAAAGCTGTTGAATGACGCGCAAACACCTCAAGACGTGCAGGCGGTGCTTAACGTCATGCGAGAAGAAACGCAAAACCGTATGGCTGGGTTTAAAGAACAAAAAGCTGAGTTGACTAGCTCTATGCGCAGCGCAACTAAAGCGCCAAATGTATCCGCCGCACCATACACTGATAAAGAGAAAGAACGCCGATACCAAGAATGGAAAGCCCAGCAAGGAAAGGCTAAACCGTGAGCGAACAAGAAGAGTTCGAGTTTCGTTTAAGGCTTGAGCAAGAGCAGGAACAGGCGCAATTGCCGCCTGTGACGGTGACCCCTACGTCAATGAGCGTCGGAGAGTTGCCAGGCCCACGCAAATATTCATTAGGTGAGGTGCCAGGCGCTGCGTTGCGCAACCTACCAAAAAGTACGGTTGAATTTGCAGGTAATCTTATTTCGCCAATTATCCACCCGGTAAATACTTTTATGGGGTTGGGTGACGTGTTGGGCGGTGTAATGGAGCCTATTACACCTGACATTTTGTACGGCAAAGAAGCTCTGCAAAAAGCTAAGGCGGCTCGATCTGGGTTTGCCGATTTTTTAGCTGAGCGGTACGGCGGTACGGAAGCGCTAAAGCGCACGATGGCAGAAGACCCTGTCGGGTTTTTGGGTGACCTGTCGACCGTGCTTAGTGGCGGTGCAGCGGGCGCAGGTAAGCTAGGCGCAACAGGCACGTCAAGCGTGCTAGCAAAAGGGGCTGCGTACACCAATCCGCTAACGCCAGTAGCCGCAGGTGGCAAATATGCGTACGGCAAGTTGGTGCCTGAAGCTGAAAAAACTGCGGCGGCTATTACACGTAAAGCGGCGGGGGAAGATTTAGACACGATCCGCGCGATACTTAATGAAGATAAGTCGGGGTTAACTGTAGCTGATCTTTTAGCTGACCTTGACCGTAATCAAATCCATGCGTTGGGTGAATTGGCGCGTACTAAAGATACAACTAACTTCTACTCCAAGTTAGATAAGTTTCGTAAGCAAAGCCAAGAAACCGCGTTGAACAATCTGGCTGGCGGCGCTACCAATACGGAAATCCTAAACAACCTTGCCAAGTCCAAACAGGCACTGACTGACGTCACCACGCCAATGCGTGAAACAAATCTTGCTGCAGCTAATACCGGCAAGTTAAAGCAAGGGTTAGAACAGCAGGCAGCTACGCTGGGTGAAGTTGCGGCTAACAAAGTGGATGACGTGCGTCGGTTTACCGCCGCGCGTGATCGTTTGTCTACCGCTGGCGCTAAACGAGGCGCAGCTGAGACGGGCAGACCGACGCCGAACAAGTACACCCTAGAAGGTGAAATGTCGGACGCGGCAGAACGCGTAGCTACGCGGGCGGCGGATGATTCGCTCAAGTACGGGGAAGGCGCCCGTTTTGCGCAACGCCGTGCCGACAGTCTTGCAGCCGAAGGATTGACGCCGCTTGATACGGACGGCGTTATTCGCGATATCAACGCTAAACTGAACAATCCCAAGATCGGCGTGTCGGATGTCAACCGCAAGGTGCTGACCACGGTCGCCAATAAGATCAAAGAATGGACTGCTCGCAATGGCGGTGTGATCGATGTCAACGCGCTCTACGAAATCCGTAAGGGCACCGTCAACGAGGTCATTGAAAGCCTAGGTAAAGACCCCAAAGCATCGGCCAAGTATGCGTCCAAGCTGTTAGGTGAAGTGCGTCCGCTGATCGACGACGCCATCATCAAGGCTGGCGGCACGGGGTGGAAAGACTACCTCGACACCTTCTCGCACGGCATGGACGTCATCAACCAGCGCAAGATGGCGCAAACGGCGCGTGACCTGTACAAGAAAAGCCCGGATGAGTTTGTCGCGCTGGTGCGTGGCGAGCGGCCTGATTTGGTCGAACAGATTTTTGGTTCTGGCCGAATTGACTTGAAAGCTGAGATGGGTGGCAAGTTCCAGGCGCTAGACAACGTCGCGCATGAGCTGGAACGCGCAAGTAAGATAAAAGGCGGCGCTGAACTTGGCGCAGCGCATTTAAAAGACATTGCAAAACAGGAAACGCCAAAGTTGCGCATTCCGTTTTTTGGTTTAAAAGCTACCGTAGGTAACGCGGTGCTAAAAGAATTGTCGGGACGCATCAATGACAAAACCATGCAGATTTTGGAGCGCGGGTTTCAGTCAGGCAAAAACTTTGAGGACATGTTAAACGAAGTGCCGTTTGGCGACCGAGGCAGGGTTTACAATGCGCTGCAGAAGGTCAACCGAGCGCAACTTACCGGTGCTGCGTCTGTGTCGAATATGTTGGCGCCCCAGAATCGCAACGAATTGAGGAATTAAATGGCATCCTTGACCCCAACACCCAAGCAGCAATTCTTCGACGCTAACGGCGACCCGCTCGTCGCTGGTAAGGTCTACACCTACGCAGGCGGCACGACCACGCCGATTGCGACCTATACCAGCCAGACGGGTGCGACTGCTAACACCAACCCGATCATCTTGGATTCGCGCGGCATGGCCAACATCTGGTTGCAGCCGACCATCGCGTACAAGTTCTTAGTCACTGACAGCAACGACGTCCAGCAGTACACCACCGACAACATCCTGGTGCCTGTGGACAACCTATCGTTCGGCTCGCCGCCAGCGATTGGCGACGTGGCGCCGAACAGCGGCGCGTTCACGACGCTCTCAGCCACGCTGGATGTCACCTTCTCCGGCACCGGCTACGTGCAGATGCCCGTGGGGGCAACGACTGACCGGCCTGCCTCGCCATCGGAAGGCATGTTCCGCTACAACACCACGCTCGATCTGTT